GTGAAGACACTCATACAAAAATGATCCACGACCCGCCCGGAGATGGAAGTTGCGGCATTCATGCATTAAGATTCTTCCATAACAAATTTGGCATCTCTACACCGTTTGTCGTGCCAAAAAACGTTGAAGTTAGAGGCAGTCAACAACCACTGTCCACTTCCATGCACGACATTCATGAGTTAGCCTGGGTCGCCAAAGTCAACAACATGAACTTCATCTGCCATGTCCCGAAGGTCAAAGCTCTGGACGCGTATATCATGCGCGCCATATACGACTCCAAATGGCCAACCGCGAAGGTTCAACTCATCGTCAACCATTACGTAGCTGTTGACTGTGACTGTGAGCCCATCTTCATGGGCGACTACGGCGACATCGAGCCGCACACACAAGGCCTCTACGTAAATTGCGCCAACTCTATGTTGACCGATGGCGCAGGTCAAGCAGCGGCCTTCCGCCTACTTTTCCAGGGATACGACGCAAACATCAACAAACCAGTTCAACCGCTGACTTTCACCAAACATGGCAAATATCATCTCGCGCTCGCAGTGGCCCTAGACGCAAACGTCAAAACTAACACTAAAGTCATGCAGCAACAAAGACTCAAAGAAATATTCGACGGGATCGACAAGTACGCCTTGAAGAACAAGCTGACCGTCTACATGCCACTTATCGGAACAGCGATATATGGGAACGACTTGTGTTGCGTCAAAACTTCTTTCGAACGGCTCAAATGCAAGAAGGTACTTTGTATCTACAACCGAGATCAGCGCATTAACTACAACAAAACGCATCTCTGCGCACATGGTGGTTACACCACACTCGGTATAGGCAAACCACTACAACCAACCCGCAGTAAGTACGACCCCGGCAATTGGATGCACATAGCGCCCGACTCACATCCCGATAAGATGATTAATAAATATCGCGACATCGAAAAAGTAGCTCTCGAATATAAATGCAATCGCATAGTTGAACTGTCTTGTGCACCCGGACACTTTTATCGCGTACCAAACAAGAAAGTTCAATACTTGCCATGCCATTATATCAACGGCGACTTCCATCTCATGAAGAATGTAGTCGCACATCCGTGGACTAAGTACACCGACTTACCCAAAGTACAAGACGCCGACATGGTGCTATTAGATCACAGCGCATCACCAGGCGACATGTTCTTTACTTACGCAAAAATGATCCTCGGTAAATCGGACGTCTACGTCACTAGCAAATTCCAAGCATACGTTGACGACGATGAACGTCAGACATTCGAGACCTATCTGTGTGATCTGTTCAGCGATTTCAACATACACATCTGGCGCAACGACGGTAGCGAACTCGCTTCAGCGGAAGTGTACTACACCATCAGCAACATCAGAGGCGTCCCTCGAACAGTTGACATAGCTGAAAGCATGCAAACGTTAGATGCCCACAACGCCAAGAAACAAGTCAATGACGGCTGTAGATGTGGCAGTAACAACATAGAATACGCTAACGCTGTACTCAAATGGAAGCCGGACCTATCACAATTCGCATTATTCAAAAAATCGCTGCATAACGACCCGTACCTCAAGGAAAATTTAGACGAAGAAGACTTCGAATTCATCGACGATGCCGAAATGACCACCAACGAGATCGACGCACGACTCGGCGTAGCCGGCTCCGGAAAAAGTAAGCTAGTCCTCGACAACTTTTGCGGTTATTGCTCACTTATCATCGCTCCACTCCGCGTCGTCACATTCGAGCACAACGAAAAAATCAAAACTAAGATCATCAACAATGACAGTCGAGCGGTCACATTCATTAAAGCGATCAAACTGTTGAAGTTTCGCGGCAAATCTTTCGACCAAATCTTCATCGACGAGATCTTCCTAGTCAATCCTTATTTCATCGACATATATCGACATTTAGCCCCGAATGCGGCTTTTCTGGCTTTAGGCGACCAGTTTCAAATTAAAACCGACTTCCAGGGCACCGCGCCAAGCTATAAAATCGAAATGATAGATGATCTAAAATACATCAGCGAATCAAAAAGATGCCCTAAGTCTATCGAACCGTTTGTGCGCAACTACATACCAGACTTTACGGCTAACCCGTCCCGCATCGGTAAAATAATCCACGGCAGTTTAGAGAAAATACAAAGATTTAACAACGATATCATGCTGTGCGCTACGCAGAAAATGAAGATCTACCTCGAAAAAGAGCTCAAACAACCTAGGGTATCTACCATACACGAAGCCATGGGCGGAACCTACGAAACCGTGCATATCATCACGACTGACATCGACCAGATCCACGGCGACCGCTCGACATACGTCTACACTGCACTCAGTCGCGCCACAGATACCATTGTAATGTACGGTACAGGTGAACAAAACGAACACTTTATGGCAATCCTCGGTTCACCACTGGAACGTGCCATTGCAACGCCGATGGTCGAAAGCATACCGGTCAACGAGCACAGGGTCGAACGCACGGTCGAAGATGTCCCCATCAAGGAGCAACTGAATATGGTGGCTAACGAGACGACTAACCTCGAGACTGTGCGCGACATCATGCGCAAAGTATACCCTAAGAAGAACCCCTACATGGAAAGAAAGACATTGGACATCCGGATCAACATGATTGCAGGACCCGAAAGCGGCGAAAAACTCAAGATACCAGCCGGCGCTTTTGACGTTAGCGATGTCAAAATCAACGGCCGCATGATCGACGAACCATATGTGAAGTATTATGCCGGTGCCGACAAACTAAACACCATCAACACAATCAATAAGAGGTATATGTCAAAACATTTGCAGCCGTCCTACAAAATGTACACCAAATTGTTGGACGCACACTACCTTGGCCTGGAGACTTTCCTAAAACCACGCGATAAGCGCGCAAAACTCATACTGGGACACGACGAAATTTATCGCGGCATCTGCGAGTATCTCATTCGCTTGCAAAATAAATACAAATCCACGATACCATTGGAAGATCAAAAATACATCAGACAAGCAGAGCTTGACTGCTACAACCATCTACCAGCACAACCCAAGTTCCGCGAAATCGTAGGTGGCTTCATCGACGACTTCATGTCCGGCAGCACCAAACAAATGGAACTGCAACGGAAATACGAAGACCTCATTGCCGACATGCTCAAAGACGCGGACGCCACAACAAAACAAAAATTCGACGAACTCAACACCGAATGGTACGATCAGCGCAACAAGGAAGTCAAGTTCCACATGAAAAACCAACCCAAAGAGATCAGGGAATTATGGTGGGACACCAGCGACAAAGCGGGACAAGGCATCAGCGCTTGGTCGAAAATCTCTAACATCATGTTTGCATCAATGCAAAAACAACTACATGATTGGGTCAAGGAATCACTAGCCGACAACTGCATGTGGGCCGTCGACAAATCCGACCACGACATCGCGGAAGAATTTAAAAAGAAAGGTTACGGCGCACATCTCACCGACGCCCGTGCGAAGACACATTCAAAAGACGCTACTGCATTCGACCAATCTCAGAAACATGTCGGCAACGTAGCTATCGCCGTCCTCGCCAAGAGCGCAGGGGCACCTGCCCGGACCGTCGACCATCACGTCAACCAACGCGAGAAGTGGACCGCCACAGCTATGTTCGACGTAGATCAGCGCGTACAACATGCACTATTTGTATCCAGATTCATGATGACTTCCGGTCATCTCGTCACCTTAACATTCAACACCATGTACAGCATGACAATCATCGGCGGAGGCTTCAAATACACCAACCTACGTTTCGCCATGTTCAAAGGTGACGACAGCGTCGTTTGCTGCGACAAGTGTGAGGAGAGAAAATACGACGGACAAACACTAATGCAGTGGTGCCAATACATCCTCAAGGACTCTGTTGACGTCGTACCCGAATTTATCGCCAATTTCCTCAACCCTTGGGGCTTCTTCCCAGACGTCCTCAGACGCGTTTCGCGCGTCGTCGGCCGTATCGTCACGCACCCCGAACAATGGGAGGAAATGCGCCGCTCTGTGGCAGACTGTCTGGACGTCATCAACAACAACTCCGAGCTGCATTTGGGTATACTCGCCGCCAAACAACACTACAACTCGAAGGGCATCATGGTCACCTATGAGGAAATCGAGCACCTCGTAGCCTTCCTTAAGAGAGTTACATGGGACGACAAACTGGCACCGACCGTCACTGGTGAATGGCAAATACTGTACTACGATATTAGCCGCATGATCCAAGAAATGCATGGCGCCACAACTACTTATTATAATTAATTTAAATATTTTATTTGTTTTAATTTGTTAGTTTAGTTTCTTATTTATAATTTTATTTAATTTTAACTTCTTTAATTAATAATTTCATCTAATTATTTTAAAAGGCTTCAAGACGCACAAAATATACATGCTTGACCGAAAATTGAAAATCTGTCTTTAAAGCCTATATATTTATGCTAAACGAAACCGAATATTATAAAAATCAGCGCAAAGCACACTTGAACCAGCCGTTCACCAACTTCACTCAAAAATTTGCCAAAGAGAATCACCTTACCCTGCACGAGCAGTCCAAACATCTTGCGACCTCCTCGCATCGCGACAAACTCCTCAAGGAAGAGTCTATTACCACCGCATTCGCCTACTTCTACCCGCGCACCGCGTTTTCCGAAACCATCCAGTTCCGCTACCCGAACGTGAGATTTTTCACCGAGCAACTATTACTTTGCGTAGAACAGAAACTTCCTGGGTACGTGAAATTCGAATTCAGCGGTCCTTTTTGCCATATCAGTACGAATAAACTAACACCAGACGTCCGCAACTTTTGTTTCCTAATCAACCAGAATCACGACTACGTCGATAATCTACTACAACACTATGGAAGCAGTCTCAAACCCGATTGTTGGAGTCAGCGAAACTACGCCCTCCACTACAACGACACTGGAAAATGAAACCCAAAGCACCGTCAACATAACCAGCCCGCGTGAGGCGTTTATCGAAAAGTGCCTGCACCCGCCATCAGCCACGGCCTCTTTTGAGGGTTTACCGACCAATGATAGTCGCACACAAGTGTGCACTAACTGGGTCCACAACTTTCTACTCGAGAACCCGCTGGTCGCAGGCGCCCTAAACGACGCCGCGCTCCAAGTGCTACCAGAGACCATCTCCGGCTATGCCATACTTAGTACAACTGGAATGCGCTTCCCGGCAATGGTTTTCGTCAAATATGTCGACGGCAGCCCACTCTGGAGACAGGACGTCCAAAACACATACGAGAACGACGTGTACGACGTCAACAATATCTGGAAGGATGCAAATCTTTTCAGACCCTGTTACGCCTCACTGACTACGTACCTCAACGCCACAGCCTTTAACGACATCGGCATGGTGTCATGCGCCCAATTCAACCCGGCCATCCTGTTCACAGGCAATCTACCAGCGTTCATGGACCAACAAAGTTCGAAGGCTCACAAATTCATAATGCAGCTCATCGCCGACGGCGGCTATTTTCTCGAGGAGGACGACTGGGACTTTGAAGTCCGAAATCGGTACAAACCGTTTTTCTACGCGACGCACGAGGAGGCGAATATGTTGCGTCTCAACACCATAGACCACATTCGCAAATTCGGCAAACAATACCGCAACCACGTCATCGACTTCAACCGCAAACCATATCGCATAACACCAGATATGGAATTTCAAATCATCAATTTCGCCGCGCAAGGTAACAACATCAGCGGCAATTTCGACGGTGCCATAGTCCCAACGACGTCACAGTTGATGAACTCATCGACCCGCTCATTCAGCAGCCCGGCTAAGGACGGCTCCTTCTCCGTGCAGAGACTAAACAACGTCAGTCCCAAATGGTATGCCACCGCACACAATCAAACGGTGCCATCCCCGAACGGATTGTACGAGTGCTGGTACTCCTTCGTCGATCCCGCAGGCAATGACAACTTTAAAAGGTTTGTCCATGTCGACGGCAACGGCAGGACGCGTACCTGTCTCGATACATTCTGGTCAGATGATATGACTTGGACCTGGACCGTCTACGATGGTCTGGTCCCCAACACCAATATTAATCTCGGCACTGCTAGCGCACAGCTGCTACAACTCAAGATGTACCGCGGCTACGAAATTCAACCAGCCGCCCGCAGCCCATGGGCCGGCATGCAAAAACTGGCACCTATGCCCGATGTAATGGCCATGCAGAAATACGAACGCGCAATGTGGCTCATCAAAGACGGCACCATCGCCGCCAACAATTTCGCTTCTACGATCTTGCGAGGCGTTGGTAAGATAGCCGCCAAGGTGATCAAACCACTAGCCAAAGGCGCTCTGCACGGCGCAGCCAATGCGGTCGGTTCCAATACACGCGGCCGCAAGAAGAAGAAGGTCTCCATCAAAGAACCACGCGGACGTTCAGCGTCCAAAGGGCGCAGCAAGTCGCGTCCCCGGACGGCTACACCTGCACCGTCATCGCGTAAGAAATATGGTGTACCAGATTTTGAAACACGCCAACGCGAGTTTCGAAAAATGCTCGCATATGAAAACGCCATGCGCCAAGAAATGGAGAATCTCAAAATCAATGAGAACAAGCGCGCCGCCAAAACATCGAAGAAATGATCTATTATTTATATTATATTATTCTATTTTGATCGTTCTATTATCTTTAACTTATAGTTAGAAGTTGCATTACTAAGCACGTGGCCCACCATAGGTGGCTATGCAACAACCCGGTTTTCCACGTTTCCGGATGAAAAAGCACACATGTATATTTTTTCCTTATTATTGTCGACCAATTGTGCGGGCAACGAC